ACTCGGCTAAATTAGTTAAAGCCTCTGAGGTATTAGTAGCTAGTCTTTCCATAGTATCGGCTAGCTCTGTAACGGTTGTATCTCCGGATAAAATCATAAGAGCATCGACTAAGCCGCCACCTATAATTTCTTGAGCGTTGCCGGCAGCTTCTCCTAATACGCGCATCTTGCCGCTATAAGTGCCTAACTCCGCCTCGGCTGATCCCTTAAAAGTAGCTGTTAATAGAGCTACGGCATCCTCAAACTTGAGAGTCTTAAGCTCTGACTGAGTAAGGCCTAAGTTATATTTTCTTAAGCCTTTAGTGTTACCTACGTAAGCCGCTGCGAGATCCTGATTAACGGTTAAAAGATCCTGACCCGATCCGGCTGATACCGATAAGGATAGGTTTAGTAGCTCTGTAGCTTTAGCCGCTGAGGCGGTAACGCCTATTAACTTTTGGAAAGCCTCGCGTAGTACCTCGCCTTGATAGCCAAACTTTTTGGAAATATCATCAAGGTTACGCTCGATCTGAGGTACCTCAAAAGCAAGCCCAAGGTTTTTAACTACTTGGGTAAGGCGTATAGCGGATTTCTCATTTTCTGCAAAAGCCTTAACCGCATTTTTGCCATAGTTTGCTAGAGCTGCAGCGCCAAAAGTTATACCAAAAGTCTTGGCTAGATTTTTTACGGTTTTCTCAAAGCCCGATATTTGCTTTTGGCCTTTACCGAGGGCTTTACCGTCAAAGGTAGTTACAGCGCTTACGACTAAGCTAGGTATATTTAGCGCCATTATGCGGCCTTACTGTAACGGCCTTGATTAAAGGCAGCTACTGTTTTCTCGATAGCACGTATAACGGCAGCTTGAGCTTTACCCTGATCCTCGGCCCAAGCTCTAAAGATCATACGGCCGCGCTCCTCGCGCTTATCGCCATATAAAGGGCCCATACGGCTAATAAAGTGAGCGCCTGCTCCTGGGTTATTCGACTTACTCGCAGAGGATCCGCCCGGGTTAGCTCGTCCGGCAGTCTCGTAAATAGCACCGGCGGCAGACTTATTAGCTACATAGTAAAGAGCTCGCCATCCGTTTTTATTACGTGAGCCTGCAGGTTGCGCGTAGTAAATACCTTTTTTAACCGTCTCATAGTCATAAAGCGGAAAGAGGCGTAGACGGCCCTCAGTGTTAAAAGTTCTAAAAGCCGAGTTTTTGGCAGTAATAGTTTTACCTGTGGTGTTCTCGTTCCACGCGTAAAGGTTATCCGGCTGAGGTGATGGAGCATACCCTCGAGCCTTATCTCGGATAGGGATCATTACGGCCTTAATCTCTTTATTCATCTCTTTAAGTAATTCAGGATCCACCTTACGGATAGCTTTGAGAGTAGTTTTAACGCCTCTTACTTCTATTGGCATATCTTTCGGCCTCCTTAGCTTGATCGTTTAATACTTGTATGAGCATTTTGTACATCTCTGTGTCGAGATCGAGGACTGACTGAGGCGAGATCCCTAACCTAACGGATAGCTGCGCTACCTGATAAGTAAGGGAGTCTCGCCCTAGCCTAAAGGTTCATCGTCTAAAACCTCGACCTTTACTAAATCATCGAGAAACTCGGCTCCAAAAGGTTTTACTACTACCCCACTAGCGCGTAGGCACTCGTGAGCTAACCAGTAAACATCGGACTGCTTCTCGTCATCTCTAAAGGCTTTGTGGAAACCTTTTTTTGCGTAGAGCTCAAAGGCATACTCGATACGAGGGGTAATCTGATGCTCAGTTACCTCGCCGTTAGCCCTTGTTATTTTGAGTCGTGCCATTTGTTGCCCCTTTGTTAGTTGGTTATGGTGTGATGTCTGGAGTAATTGGAGAGTTACAAGTAAACGTAATGCTCTGTGTAGAGATGTCTCCGACTGCGCCGTTAATATCTGTAGTGTTATTTACTAGCACTGTAGTCTGATATTCAGGGTTAGTAGCTGATACGACCGCGTTAGTCTGCTTAAGTGTTAGCGGCACTGTAGTACCCCACGCACCTTGGAGAGTCTGTAGTACCTCGCTTGTAGCAGTATCGTTTAGGAAATCGAGAGTAATCGTAGATGTCTCGAGGCCCTTAGCGTAGCGTCTTGAGGTATCCCCCATCGCTGTAACTTCGAGCTCCTCAAATACGCGGTTAATAGTTGCGCTTGTTACGTGATCTGAGAGATCGACCGAGTTAAGGGTTACGACCACTCCATTTGATAAGAATACGGCCATTGACCTATTCCTCGCTTTCGGTTGTAGTTAGTGTTGGTTTTACTTTTGCTACTTTGACCGGTTCAGGCTCGTCTACGATCTGCCCGATCTTTCGCAAAAACTTTAGATCATCCTCTGTATATGCCATTTCTTAGCTCCAAGCCGTGAGAATTGAGATAGTAAAATCGGCTGTAAGTAGATCCCCACTTTGTACGCTAAGTACTGTAGGAGCCGACATACTGCCAATATTCATTACGATATTTGAGGCTGCTAGTTTATTAAATACTGCTACCGCTGTAGTTTCGATACCGTTAAGGTTTCCCTGATTATCGAGCATCGGCACCGTCATAATAATTTTTAGGTTCGCTAAAGGCGCTATAGAGTTATAAGTGTTATTACTTGGAGTTAAATACGGATCCGCCGGGGCCACAATTACGCTATTCGCGGTGATCGTTGGAGGCGGAAAACTGTAGGTATTCCACACGTTCGGATTAGCTAAAGCTGTAGCTACGGCGGCTCGGAGTGTAGTAATTGGTGCAGGCATTATCCGACCATACTGTTTGGATTTTGGTATCCGCTTATAAGCCCTCTGATCTTGCCGATCATTGAGTTACCCATACGGTAAGGAGATGGACTGAAACCATCGATCGTTACGCCTCCGGTTTGACTGACCTGCCTCGCCTGAAAAATATCTACTGCGAGGATCATCGCGGCCTCGCGTATCGCCGGGGTAGTGGCGTAAGAGTTTGTCTTTGTGTCTGCTCCTACAGCTGAGCCGTAAGGTAGTACGCGCTGAAAATTGACGTTAGCCGCTGTCTTAGCGAATTGGATAAAGCTAAAGCCGTTAGGCCAATTCCAATTATTAGGACTCCATACAAGGCTAGGGATTTGATTTACAGTACCGGCGGTCCAAGGCATCGTACCGGTAATGGTGTAAGTGCCGTTAAAGGTTGAGCCGCATCCACTCAAGGTTACGCTCTGGCCAGTGCTAAATATTGCAGGGTTAGCGATCATCGCGGTAGCTACGTTATTTTGTAGCGTTACTCCTACTACCGGAGCTGAGTCAAACCACAAAAACTGATTTAGGAGATCCTGAGCCGTTTGGCAGCAAGTCTCGACTATATCGCTCGAGTAAAGATTTTCGATACCAAGGTTAGCGCGTAGCTCAGCCTCGGTTACGTAAGTAGCCGGCATCTCTTTACTCCTATCTTAAAAAGGGCCGGTAGGGCTCAAAGGGCTAAGAGCCCTACCGACTATTAGTTTTTTACTTACGCCTTTAGGTAGCGGACGATACCGTTAGGCATTTTTGCGATCGTTGCCATAAATCCATAAATTGCAACCTGAACCTGTAGGTTAGATACAACATTTACGGACATATAAGCCTGTGGTCCACGGTATACGGTGAAAGCTTCAGGAGCCAAAATTAGCGCTGAGCCGTCATCTACTGTGGTTTCTGTAAAGTTCTTATCTACGTAGAGATCCAAGCCGAGTACGTTACCGCGGATAGACTGAGGGCCTACCTGTCCGGCTGCGTTCATTGGTTGGATAGCGTTGTAAATTGGTCGCTTTGTAGTATCGGTTGCGCCCATTAGTAGCTGCCATTGTGCGGCATTTCCTACGTAGTTCTGAGCAAAGTAACCTGTATTTTTGTAAATAGTTGCTGCAGCTTGTGAGCTAAAAGCGATAATTCCATCGCTATCAGCTGTAGTAGCTGTTGCCGCTGTACTAGCTGTAATTAGTGCATTTACTACAGCTGTATCAATAGAGGTTAGGTACGCGTTTTGTAGCTGATTTGTTAGCTCTGCGTAGAAATTAGGATCTGAGCGCTCTAGCAATTCTACGCTGAGAGTGTTCATACCTGAGTACTTAGATACTGTACCTGTTAGATATTCTGTAACCATACCTGTATTAGATACAGCTCCGGCCTCAGCTTCTACAGTTACGGTAGGTGCTACACCTGATCCACCGCCGGCCGAGGTTACAAGTGAGGGCACTGAAATCGTCATACCACTTTGTGGGAGGGTTCCCTGTGAGCAAGCATCGATAGCAGGAGTACCAAAACGTGTATTAGTTACAAACTCTGATAGGTACTGAGTTGGGTTAAACGCAGGGTTTGTGGAAAAAGAGTCATCGGCTGCAGTTACATAAAGGCGAGACTCATCGCTACCTAGTGCAGCTTTGATCTTGTGCTCTGTATATGTAGCCATAGAGACAATAGGCGTACGTACTGTTTGTGAGTTCAGTACGGATGGACGGATGATCTTACGAGCGGCCTCGACCTTTTCAGCCTCGACCGGTGTATCTACAGGAGTTTCCTCCGGTGTGTTTTCTGGGGCTGTAGTCATAGCTCCCTCGCTTTCTGTTTCTGTTTCGGTTTCGATCTCTACGATAGTCGTAGAAATAGTTGTAGTTTTTTCCTTGGTACTTGTTGCAGCTTCTAGAGCCGCACGTGCCGCCATAATTTCATCGACGGAGGCGCTAGAAAAGGCAGGGCTCTCGACAAGGCTCACCTCTTTGAGGACCGCCGCCGTAACGAGCAAGTAATCACCCATCGGCTTAGAGGCGGTTACATCCACCCCTACGGATAAGCCGGATATGAGATTTTCTTGCGCTAGTACGAGTGCATCTTGTCCTCGAGTGCTACTCGAAAGTCTAAACGATCCATAAACGCCGCTAGTAGAGTCGCTAAAAGAAATAGCGCGACCTACCGGTTTATCTTGTTGGTGCTGCGATAGTAATTTTATTTTTGCTGCATCTGGGATAGAGATCGAGCCGCGCTCGAAAACTACAGGGCCTGCGCTTGTATGCCCGACCTCGCCATATGGCGCGACAAGTCCGGAGACGATACGGCGCTCTGTATCGGCTGCTTGGATTTCTTGGCTAAACGTTAGTAGCACTTGTGTCTCCTAGTGGTGTTAGTTGTTCCATTTGTTTAGCTTGATCTACGTTAATTAAATCAAGGTTTAACATTTTCTCGATAATATCCAAACGCTCTTTTGCATCGACACGTAAAAACGTATCGTCTACCGCAAAACGCACTTGATTAGAGCTGTTTGTTATATCGTTCATAGAGAGGCGATCCTCAATAGCAGAGATATAAGGCTGTAGTGAGTACGCTACAAACTCTTTACGACCATCTAAAATATTTTGGTACGTCATCGAGTTGTTCATATCCGCAGAGATCATATAAGCCGGTACGTTCATAGCTCGAGCGATTTCAGTAGCTAGGTATTGTGATGCCTCGTTATACATCATATCTTTAGGACTAAAGCCAATATTTTCTGCAGTGAGAGTAGAGGTTAAATATGCCGTACTGCGATTTCTACGCGCTGAGTTCCATCCGGCTAATATGCCTTGGATTTGTGTCTCGGGTAAATCGGCTCCGTTATTTTTTAATATAGTAGTAGCCATCGGCGTAGCTGCAGATACCGCGGCTGCTCTTTGTATATCGTAAGCAGCTTTAATCGTAGTACTTGCTGACTGTAATACACCAGGTAATAAACTTTGGAAAGTTACAAGTGATCCGATACCAGACATAGGTACAAGCTGACCATCTACAAAATAATCTTTAACCTCAGTACCGTATTTATTAGTTGTATATGTAACTCGGTTATTAGCTACCCACTCAAAGCCCGACGGTCTACCGTCATCGGCATACAAAGAATTAACGACCCAGTAACTTACCCCATAAAACATTAACGAGTCCACAGTGGCCGAGATAGTAACGCTGCGAGGTTGTCTTTGATCCGGCTGCTCTAACCAAACAGGAGAGCCTAATTTTTCACCGGTTGATTTTTTATATAATGATAAATCGATCGAGGAAATTACTCCGGCTATAAGGTTACGGCAGCGAGCTACGCTACTTACTTGCAGTGCAAAATTACGATCGATACCTACGCCGTTATATCCAAAAGCGCTATTAGTATTAAACGATCCGTAGCCGTATGTAGTATCCATAACGGCCGGGGCATACTGAGCCTCTACGGTCTGCTTTTCAGCTGACTTAAAGCCAAGTGTTTGTAATAGTCCCATAGTCTCCATTTTCCCATATAGTCAAGCATATGTAGCGTTATCTTGAGCGTGTCTAAACGTAAACTTTAGCCTCGCCTAAAGGCTGAGTAAGTACGTGTACGACCATACTTAAGCCGATAGCTATATCGACCGGGCCGGCCGATTTACGCCGAATAATTCTCCAAGATGCATCGCTTTCTTTAGCGGCGCAATTCGCCATATGAATAACTAGCTCATCTTGCCCCGAGTGCACAAGCCTTTTATTAGCTAGAGCTTCATAGAGATCCCCGGAGGCCTGATAACCCTTAGTACCGGATATATCCATAATCTGTATACCGTTTACCTCAAGGCGTTTAGCGATAGAGGCCGTAGTGTATTTATCGTAAGCTACAGCTCTTGGATAATAAACTTTTGCCCACTTGGCTATAGCGTTAGCTACAAAGAGCTCATCGATCGATACGTCCGAGTGAAATATTTCGAGTACAGCTACGCCTATCCGACCATCGGGGAGTACTTGGCCCATAACTAGCGATCCATCGCGGCGGCTTGGCGCTACGTCAAAAGCGAAAATAGTAAGAGGCCCGGGACTAAGTTTTAGATCCTTATCGCCGGACTCCTCTACCGACATATGCGGCCAAGGGCTAGCGGTCGAGCTAACCCATTGGCATAACATCTCAGTCTTAGTAGTCTCGATAGGTTGAGTAGCTACCGCCTCCTCAAGAGCCTCCATAGTTACCATATATCCAAGCGCCGGATTAGCGTAAGCCCACGCGCTACGGTCGGTTATCTTGGCAAAAGGCGGAGCCGAGTACTCGTAATAGCCAAAAGTCTTAGGCGGTGTACTTCTCGCACGCTCGACTAGATCATTAAGCACGGTCGAAAAACTATCGCCGGCATTTGAGGTTAAAAGTGTTTGAGCATTAGGTTTAGCGCGTGTAGTAGGAGTAGCAGCTCTAAAACCCTCCTCCGAGATTTCGCGGATTTCATCCACGTATAAAAACGAGGCAGACCTGCCGCGGCTGCCGTCTCTAGTAGCTGCGACAACATCGAGCCTATGTCCGTTTTTTAGCTCTATGGACTCGGTGCCGTTAGCGTACCGGATCTGTTTGACCTGCCGGCTTAGTTCAGCTGAGCCCTCGATAGCGTAGGCCACTTGTCTAAAGGTGTCTAAGGCCATCGATCTATTAGAGCTCATAATAAGTACGTTAGGGCTATCGAATAAAAACATATGGCCGAGCATCATCATACGCGCGAGGTGAGTTTTACCCTGTTGCCGGGCGCATAAAACGAGGTTTGTTTTACGGATAAACATATTAGCCTCGTCTACGGCAGTCATATCTCGAATTACAAAATCCTGCCAAGGTAAAAGCGGTAGCCCGATACTTTCGGCTAGCTGCGAGATTTCATCGCCGCGATTAGGGCCCTTAATGTACGGACTATGTAGCCGAGGCTCAGTAGCCCCATATACAGGCTTTTTAGTTTGGGTCATAAAGTTACTAATCCTGTTCAGTTTGGCCCACACACGGACCGCTAGGGACCGTGCCGGTGGTGATCGGGGAGGTATAGATCGG